CACACGAGTATTTGATGGTTGATGAAAAGAAAGTCAAAGAAGCAATTAAGGCAGGAATCAGGAATATTCGAGGCATAACAATTAAACAATGTGATAAAATATCAATGCGAGTAAAAAACTAGGAGAACATATGACCAAACAAATAATTAACAATCAAAACAAAAACGCCGAGATTAAAACAAAATCGAAACTATATTTTTCGATGCCATCATCCGAGGAAATGCACCATCTAATTGAGTTCTGCAAAGTGATGGCTAGTGCGCCTTTCTATCAGAAACTAGGGCCCGGTGGTGTCATGGCAATCTATCTCACTGCAAAAGAATACGATCTCCCCTTCATGGCTTGCTTGAATGGTGGATTGCATACGTTCGACGGAAAAGTGACGTTTTCAGCGATAATGATAAACTCACTTATCTTAAAAGCCGGACATAAGGCAGACGTACTGGAGCTAGACGAGACAAAATGCGTAATTCGATTCACTCGTGGAGATCGAGCGAATGACCCTACATATGAACCATTGATTTATCAATACACGATTCAGCAAGCACAAAAAGCAGGCTATTTATCCAAGAATAACTGGAAGAGTAGCCCGAAAGATATGCTTTATAGTCGCTGTTTGACTGGTGGCGGTCGAAAGCATACTCCAGAGGTGTTTGTTGGCGTTCTAGTAGCAGGCGAGCTTGTCGGAGACGATTCAGATTCTAACGTTGAGCCTCTATTGCCTGATAACGTAAACACTCCAGTTAAGCTTGAAAACACATCAGTTGAAGAGCAAAAAGCACCAGTCGAGCCTAAACAAGTTGAATTTGTAAAGGCAGAGGGCTTTGATGAGTTTTGCGTAAAGCATGGTTTACAAGGAAAAACAAAGAAAGCTGAATACGTCACGCTTTTAGCTAAGACAACAAAGCGAACTCGTGACGCTCTCATCAATCAAGCAGTGGCGAATCCAGAAGGCTTCTTGGAGGCTTTTGAAGAATGGGAGAAAGACGAGAAAGAAAAAGCCATCGAACAGAAAAAAACAGAAAAAAGTAGTAAATCTCCGAATGATGAGAAGGAAAAAAAAGAGGAGAGTTAAACAACTCTCCTCTAACTCATTTGGTGGGCGACTACTCCCATTCAGTGTGGCACTCAAGAGGGTGTCACACTGAATGATATAGTATCACAAGGTCACTTCTTTACAAACCTAAACCAGTTGCTGGAACTGATAAAGTTGGAGATACATCAGGGTTTTGATTCTGTGTAGTGTCCATTATGTCTGTTGCTTCACCTTGAGTGTGAATAAGACTTATATTGTAAGTGCAACTGGTTAGAGTGACAGTTAAAATAAACATCAACAATAGAGTCATTAACCAAAAATATCTAGTGTTCATAATTTTTTGATCCTCTTTCTTTAGCTTGTTTTTATATAATCTTTCTTCTTTTTTAATCTTTTCAATCTCACTTTCTAACCATGGATTCTCGTTCATTTGACACCTCCTTAATCTTGGTGTTTTGGCGAACTCTCCTCGTCTTTGGTTTTATCTTCTATCTCGTGAGTCTGTTTATTCTGTATATGCGGAGTGGCTTCGACTAACTCTTTGACTGCGTTTAAAAGCACGGCAAAATTTTGCCCCATCGTCAAAAAAGTGTTGCGTTGCTCTTCCAACGCACATTGTAAACCGTCTATTCGTTGCTGTTGCAAGTTGCTTTGAATCATCAGACGCTTAGGGATACAGTCTTTAACTAGTTTCTGCTCTTGCGTCTTAGCTTCTAGCCACCATGATTCATTATAGTTAGGACATTCTTTGTCACACTTGCAAAATCCACATTTCACCATAGGACAGTCGTCACCGCAATTTGTGTTTTCCATTAGTTGACCTTTCTACATAGAACACCGACGGCGGCAAGAGGTCTCCAAGTGTTTCCGTGATTGTGTCCTGCTCCTCCGCCTTTTGAATCAGTTGTTATAACTGAATTAACGTCCAAATCGTTCGCTCTTCTAGCGTATTTTGGATCCCCACCCGAGCCAGAACTATCTTTACCAGCCGGAACTCTATGATTGTGAGAAGGAATTTCGTTGAGCGTCAATGTATGATTAGCTTGTTGCCATGTTCCTTGTTGTGTTCCTGCTGTCGTGTAAACAGTTCCACCTTGAGTAGCAAGCATAAGATCACTAGTTGATGGAACGATTGTCCAACCACTCGGAGCCGTAGCTTGATAAAACCAAGCAATTGTTCCTTGAACTAGTCCTACTTTGTCGAACGTCACTTTATACGTGCTTGAACCTCTCCCTATCATAATTAGATCAGAGGCGGCAGGAGTGTTTGACGGAACATTAGAGAAAGCGGAAATATCAATCTCTCGTAACTGTGTGATAGTCGCTTTCTTGTCTGTTAAGCCATCTTTTATGACAACGTAAGCTGTGCCTGCAAGCGGAGAAGCTGCCGAACTTAAATCTTGAATTGGTATGTTAGCCATTTATTCCCCCTATGGAATTGTTTTCATTTGACCATAGATTATGTAATTGCCTGAACCGCCTGCGGCTGTCAAAATACCTGAAACCGATATGGTCGAAACCGTTAAAGTGCTAGCGGCAATCTGGGTTACAGTAATAGCACCGCCGGGACTTGGTGGTACGTAAGCTATGCCATGATAAAAGTTGGCAGGTGTCGTCGTATCAGTAACGTAAATGATACACATACCGCCTGTAACTACATCGGCAATCGGGTCTGTTCCGCTATTATCTACTACTCTTGACTGTTCTTCCTGCTGATTAAGCCATTGCAACCAACGATAGGTATAACGACCAAGCCAGTTAAACCACTGTCTTGGTGGAAACTCTAATCTATCCCAACCTTCGTCTTGTTTTTCTGTAGGTGGCTCTAGGACATTATTTTGTCCACTCACTGGGTCTACAACGTCATTCTCTGCCCATTGGGGCAATACTGTAGGTTTTGATACCATAATTTTATCTCCTAAGGATTCGGGGCTACTGAACCGTTATATTGAATGACCTCGGGCAACTGTCCTGCTCCTGTATTATCGAACTCGTATACAATCGGAGTTGTAGGTTCATTTGACCAAATAGCTTCGGCAAATCCACCTCCAAAATCGGGATTTCCTGCTTGCCCTGCGTTCACTTCTAAAACGTCAGTCGTGTTTATTTCTACATTGTAAACGTCATTCAAATTTGATTCGGAAGGTACTACTTCCAATAGCCCAAAATCTGGGTCTTTACTGAATCGAAATGGAGCTTCTACGCCATAAGTTGCAGTGATCGGAACGTATTGAACGCCTGCGGGACTAACTGACTGTATCGCTTCAACTAGTTGCTCTGGTGGGTCTGGGAATGTTGTTCCATCCGTTGTCATCTGATAAGCGGCATAATTAAGCTCGTTATACCAAATTGTATTCGCATTTGTTAGAAACTTTAAGACTGCAATTACCTCTTCTGGCGTTCCGTTGCTGTTATTGATATAAATCTGGAATTTTAGCCTTTCTCGATAATCATCGTCACTTTCACCGTCTAAGCGTTCAGCTCCTAGAATTTCACCGAGTCCGTCTAATTGTTCGCCAACTGCGGTATCAATAGCTCTGTCAAAGAGCAAGTCCATATCTACATTGTCAGCGTCTTGAAATGAAGCAACGAAAGCTTTAATGAGACGCTGAAACTTTGTAAGCTCGCCCTCTGGGTCGCTTTCTTGAAATTGCCCAGCAAGCAAGGCAAGTGCTCTTTCAAAATGATTCGTTATTACAGTCATTAAGCTACCGTTATGTTAATCCTATCAAGTTCCCATTCTGATATTTGAGCTTCGCCTATGCTAATATCGGAAGTTCCGAAAGATGGGCTGTCGCCTTCTGCTAGTGTAGCGGCAATCTGCATAGAGCCACTAGCAATTCCTGAAACATCAAAAATCTGACACAAAACACGCTGTAAAAGAACATCAACACCGATTCCGAGGCTAGAACCGTAGGCAAGGATTGCTTCGGCGACGAGATCGGTTCCGTTACTTGGGAACTCTTCTTCCGAGTACAGCGTGAGTTCGCATGTGACCCAGATATAAATTGACGTTGGACGTGAAAAGAAGATAGCTTGGGTACCACCCTGCGAGTCTGTGACATTGACTTGCGTGTTGCCGAATGTTTGGATTCCTGCCGGCTTGACTTCCCAAATCTTATCTCCCACATCTTGATCCGTTCCCCCTTGTACAACACATTCGATACTTTTTGGATATCTTCCGATTGTCTCGACTGCTGTTGCTTGAGAAGCACCATTTTGAACGTCTACGGTTATGACGCTGATTTCTATTCCATTTACAGGGACGATTGTAATCGTTCTATTATCTGCCCCACCATAGCTAGCACTTAAAACAAGAGAAGTAAGCGTTTCAAGAGCATTAACGATTAATTGCATGGTTGTATCATGATCGGTGGAAAACGTCACTGTAGCGATCGGAGTAGTGTTAAGCGTCACGTCAATAGTGTTGCTCGTCACAAGATCAGCGTTAAATGTAAACGAACAGTCTTCTTGTTGCATTGTTCTATTTTCAAACACAAAAGCACTCGTGACGTTATCGACTTGTTGAAGCAATCTAGCCCTGATTGCCTCGACGGTTGCCGCACCTAGTAGTCTTATTGAGTTTCTACGTCTAATTCTTAACTCTGAATCTGTCTCTACGTTTCTTCCTGTTACCCCTGCAACTGGGTTGTTGATGCTATTCCATCCCCCTATCGGTGTCAAAATCTCTGTCAATGTGTCTTGAGGAGCAGATATCGGACCGTATTCTTGAGCTAAAAAGTTGACAGATGAGCTTATATCAGTGATCGAAAGATTCGTTCCTACTGTTAAGCTGAAAGGAACGGTGACCGAATTAGCGACAATTTGCATTGTTCCGTCTTCATTGTCGGAAGCTGTAACTGGCTCATCTCCGTTATTAATGATCTCGGAAATTCTAGCTAACACTGGGTTTTCGATCGTTGCGTTTGCTTGTGTGGCACCACCAGTCACGACGGCAGAATCGACAAAAAAGACGTTCCCAGTATTTGCGGTAATTGTAAATATGCGATTCGAGCCAGAAAGAGCGACGCTATCAACTACCGCCTCAGCTTCAAGAGCTGTAACAATGTCGGCTGCCGTTGTTGCTTGATCGGAATTAAAAGGCACTCCTGCAATTGCTGACCCATTAATTGTAAAAGTAATTGTGTTACCTGTAACAAAATCAGCGTCAAAGCTCACAATAGCAGGCGGAACTCGATA